CCTCGCCATCGTCGTCGTGATGGGTAACGCTTTCCCACTTTGACCCCAAAACACCCCCCCCGGGGAGGGGTTTCGGCCCCACCCCCCATGGGGACCCCCCGAGGGCATTTGCTTTCGCAATTTTTGAACAAAAAACACGTTCAAAACCAGCACTTTGCGAGCGTTTCGCCGCGTTAAGCGGTTGAAAGTTCGCGTTTTTCGTTTCAAGATGCAGGAAATCCCACTTGCCGGAGTTCAAAGTGTGAGAGAGGCGCCGAAAAAAGAGAACCGCGGAGGGGCGAGACCCAATTCCGGGCCGAAAAAGGAGACTTTGTCGGTTCGGCAGGTCAAGGAGATGCGGGACAAGGCCCGGGAGTACGCGAAAAAGTACGGCAAGACGATTGACGAGATCCTGCTGGACTTCGTTTACGGGGTGGCCGAGATCAGGATCACGGCGGAAGGGGATGGCGACACCGTCGAGGACATAATCAGCAAGAAAGTCAGCACCCGCGATCGGATCGCCTGCATCAAGCTGTGGAAGGAATACACCTCGCCGAAGCTGGCCGAGGGCGGGCCGGCGGACACGGCGCTGGGTCCGGCGCTGTACCTGCCGGAGTTGGCGAAGGCCGAGGTCATCCCGATCAAGCCTGAATGAGTTGGAGGCCGCATGCGGGAGCCCAGGAACGGTTCCTTGCGCGCCCGGAGTTCGAGGTCCTGTTCGGGGGCGCGGCCGGCCCCGGCAAGACAGACTGCCTGGTCGCTGCGCTGGCGCGGGATATCGAGCACCCGAAGTATCACGGGCTGATCCTGCGGCGGACCTTTCCGCAGTTGCAGGAGATCATCGACCGCTGCCTGCAGTTGTACCCGCTGATGGGCGGGACGTTCCGGGTCACCGACAAGCGGTGGGTGTTCCCGTCCGGGGCCAGGATCGACCTTGGGCATATGCAGCACGAAAACGACAAGTACAATTACCAGGGCAAGGAGTTCCACCGCGTCGGGTTTGACGAGCTCACCCAGTTCACCGAGACCCAGTACACCTACCTGTTCTCCCGCGTCCGCACGACCGAGTCGGAGATCATCCCTCAGATAGTCTCGACCACCAACCCGGGCGGCATCGGGCATGTCTGGGTGAAGGAACGGTTCCAGCCCGAGAAACGTGCGCTCATTCCGTACCGCGACCCGCACACCGGCCTGACCCGGATATTCGTGCCGGCGACCATCGAGGACAATCCCAGCCTGTTCGACAACGACCCGGTCTACCTGGCCCGCCTCGAGGCCCTGCCGGAGGTCGAAAAGATGCGCCTGCGGTTCGGCGTCTGGGACGCGTTCGAGGGCCAGGTGTTCCCGGAGCTATCGCAGCGGGTCCACGGTTGCGAGCCGTTCGAGATCCCGCCGGAGTGGGAGCGGTTCTGCGTCCTGGACTGGGGCTTCTCGAAACCGTTCTCGGTCGGCTGGTACGCGGTCGACTTTGACGACATCCTGTACCGATACCGGGAGTGGTACGGCTGCAAGAAGGAGGTCAGCGGGGGCGAGAGCGACACGGGCCTGAAAATGCCCGCGTGGGAAGTTGCGCGCGGGATACTAGAACGCGAGCGAAATGCGGGCGATAATGTCCGCATTCGGATTGCGGACCCGTCGATATGGCACCCGCGCCCGGACAGCCGGCGATCGGAGTCGCGAGGCCCGACGATTTTCGAGGACTTCGCGAACGAGCGCGTGTACTTCACGAAGGCCGACAATGAGCGTCTACACGGCAAGCTGCAGGTCCACAAGCGCCTCGAGACCGAGACCGAGGTCGACCCGGAAACCGGCGAGGTGATTTCCGATATGCCACGACTCCAGGTGTTCAACAATTGCCACGGATTCTGGCGCACAATGCCGCAGTTGTACGAGGACCCGAGGAACCCCGACGATGTCGATACAGACCAGGAGGAGCACATCTACGACGAGCTCCGGTATGCCTGCATGGCCCGCCCGATCCGCCCGAAACGGGTCGAGCGCATCCCGGCCGGGTCCTTCCGCGGCGAGCGCGACAAGCTCCTCCGGGCGAAGCGTTACGCGCAACGGTTCGGTGTCTCCATTGAGGTCGCTTACAGGAAAATTCGCTAGTGGCTACTGATCTGCAGAAAGAGTGGGAGGAGCGCATAAAGGCCGCTTGTAAGTGCCAGGAGGAATGGAAGGCCAAGTTCAAGGTCGACGCCGGCATCGCGTATTTCGAGGGCCAGTACAACCCCGGTTACCCACAGGAGGAGTGGATCAATATCAACAAGATCTACTCCCATTTACAGGCACAGTTGCCGAAACTGTACTCGGTGGACCCGTACTTCTACGTCAAGGTCAAGAAATCCCGCTCCCTGGCGGTCGAGGAGATCATCGAGTTCGAGCGGCGCGGCAAGGTCCGGCAGTCGATGCTTAACTACATGAAGGGCGAGCTCGGGCTGAAAGAGAAGGCCCGGATGGCGATCCAGGACGCGCACTTCATGTTCGGGATCATCAAGGTCCGCCGGGCGTCCGACTACAAGGACAACCCGGAGGCCGGCCAGCCGATCCGGGACGACGCTGGCACGGAACTGATGTCCGACGACGGCCAGCCGCTGATCTATCCTGACTACATCCCGGTCAACGAGCGGTACGAGATCTGCCGGGTCCACCCGAATGACTTTGTGACCGGGGAGTATGCCGGCCCGCTCGAGTACACCTGGCCGTTCCTCGCCAGCCGGGAGCAGCTAACCAAAGAGGAGGCCCTCAACGACCGCCGGTTCAAAAAGTCCCTGGTCAAAAAAACCAAGGGCAAGGCCCGGAAGCAGGACAAGGCCGGCCTGACCTCGGCATTTAGCTCCAGGTTCGTGGAGAAGGACGCGGACGAGCACAACATTATCGACGTCTGGGAGATTTACGATCTCAAGAAAAAGGAATGGCTGATCATGGCGGAGGGGTCCGAGGACCTCTGGATGAAGCCGGAGCCGCTCCCGAAGGGCGTCGAGAAACACCCGTTTGCCATCCTGCGATTCACCCTGCGAGACAGTTCCTTCTACCCGATCCCGCCGGTATTCAACGCGATCGACCCGCAGCGCGAGATGTCGCTGTCGCGGTCCCGGATGATGACGCACCGGAAACGGTTCAACCGGAAGTACGGGGTGGTCGTCAACAAGCTCGAGGACCCGGATATCGAGATCCAGAAGCTCGAGGCCGGCGAGGACGGCACCGTCCTGCGCTACCTGGCGAACGGCGCGGTCGAGGCGATCAGCGATGCACCGCTCGACCAGACCAGCGTCCAGGAACTGGCGATGCTGAACAACGACATCGTGGAGGCCCTCGGCACCCCGGACATGGCGCGCGGCATCTCGAGCGCGGACTCGGCGACCGAGGCCGACATCCTGGACGCCCGGCTGGGCATCCGGGAGGGCGATCGGATGTCGATGGTGGTCGATTTCATCCTGACCGTGGCCCGGAAGCTGGACCAGCTGATCCAGGCGCATATCACGGGCGACGAGGCAGTCAAGATCACCGGCCCGGACGGCGAGGTCTGGACCTCGATCCGGGAGGCCGACTACGAGGAGATCAACGGTGAGTTCGACTACGAGGTCAACGTCGGCGCCTCCCAGCCGCGGCTGCCGGACATCGAGCGGGCGCAGTTGATTGCGTTCGTATCCCAGGTCCTGATCCCGTTCCCGGCCCTGATGACCAACAAGATGCTGATGAAAAAATTCGCGGAGTTGTTCCATATCGCGGACGACTCCATGATCGAGAGCCTGGTGGAACTGGGCAAGGCCGTGACATCCGGCCAGTTGCCGGCGCCTGGCGCGCAGGGCGGCGGGCCGTCCAACAACCCGATCGCGTCGATCCTGGGCGCGGCCGGCGGACCCGGTGGCGGGAGGGCAGGACAATGAACGATCGCGTTAGGGGCATGAATTCCGGTTTCAGTCAGGCCGGCGCGGACGTTGTGCGCTACGACGAGAAGGCGCGCAGCGAGTTGATGCGCCGACTGGCAGCCATACAGTTGCAGCAGGACCAGATGAGGCGCCTGCAGTCCATGTATTCGGTAAAACGGGCCTTGCTTGGCGGCGGAAGCGAGTTTCTCGGCGCGTATCCGTTTCAGTTAGGGTCCGGCAGCATGCCGGCAGGCATGGCAGAAGTCATGGCGGAAGGCCAGTTGAGAGCCCTGATGGAGGCCTACGCGCGGTCGATGGTCCCGACCTCGGCCTCGACGCCGGGGCGGCCGAACATACCGGCCCCCATGATGCCGAGGTACTGATGCCGATTTACGAGTACCGCTGCCCAGGCTGCCACGAACTGACCGAGGCCTACCGGCGCGTGTCCGAGCGCAACGACGCGCCCGCCTGCCGGGCCTGCGGTGGCGCGACCAACAAGATCATATCCGCCGGCCGGGTTCACCCGGACTTCTCGCCGTATTACGACGACAACCTGGAGGCCTGGGTAAAGTCCAAGCAGCACCGCAAGAAAATCATGCGCGAGCAGGGCGTAGTTGAGGCCTACGGTAAGGGCTGGCGATGAAAATATGCGACAAGTGCCGTGACAAGGTCCCGGCCGTGACGGCCGTGTTTATCGAGTCAGAGGGCACGGAGTACCATGTGTGCCAGCGGCACAAGGACGAATTGGAAGCGTTTTTCCTTGAGGTTGAGAAAAAACGTCGTACAATCTGGTCTAAGAACCCCGGGAATACCCCGGAGAAGTAGGAAACAGAAATGGCAGAACCCGCAGCAGGCGCTGATGGGCAAGCCGCACCGGCGGACCAAACGGCAACCGTCGCGGCACCCACGGCGACGCAAGGACAATCGGCCCAGAGCAGTCAGGCAACCCAGCGTGGATCTGACGGCGTAGCAGTAACGGAGGAGTCGTTTTTCGATCCCAAGTCGATCGCCGACAAACCCGAGTTAATGCAGGCTTACAAGCAGATGCAAAAAGACTACACGAAAGGCAAACAAGCCATTCGTGCAGCACAGCAAAAGATCGAAGCCTATGACCGGGCAATGCAGGACCCGCACGGAACGATTCGTGCGCTTGCACAGCAGTACGGCCTGTCCGTGATCGACGGCAAGCCGAATGTGCAGGGCGACCAGGAGTTCGCTCCGAAGTCGTGGGACGACGTCATTGCCTACGCGAAGCAGCAGGTCCTGGGCGAGATCAGTCCGCTTGTAAACGAGGTGAAGGGCTTAAAGCAGCGCAGCATCGAGTCGCACTTCGACTCTGAATACCCGGACTGGCGACAGTACGAGGATCAGATGGTCGGGGTGCTGAAGCAACACCCGACGCTCGCGAACGACCCGGATACGCTGTACCGCATGTCGGTGCCGCAGGAAGTGGTCGAGGCCCGGGCCTACAACAAGGCTCTGCAGAAACTCAAAAACGGCAACGACGCGGCGAAAGCCGGTGGGGCGATCAGGACGACTCAGGCAACGTCGGAAAAACCGACTGGTGCGCTGACCCTCAACCAGGCCTATGAGTTTGCGCGGAATGCGCTGAAGGGCAAGGGGTTGGCGCCTCAGTAACTGACTTAATCTGAGGTGATGAAATGGCTACGATTGGCGATACTGGCGCCCCCAGTACAAATACAGTCTATTACGACGCCCTATTGTCCACGACGCTCGACGCGTACGTTGGCTCGGGCTCCATGTTCGACAACATTTTCAAGGACTCTGCGTTCATGGCCGCGCTCCGCATGTTCGACGCGGTGCAGACGCAGAACGGTGGCGAGCGTATCCGCGCGCCGCTGATGTACGAAAAGAACAGCACGGTAAAGTCCTACTCCGACTACGACACGCTGGATACGACCCCGCAGGACGGGATGACGACCGCCTTCTACGAGTGGGCGGAGGTCGGCGGAACGATCTCCATTTCCCGCAAGGAGGAACGTCAGAACTCCGGCGAGGCGGCGATCATTGGTCTGCTGAGCTCCAAAGTGAAGCAGGCCGAGATGTCGATGCGCGAGGAACTGAACCGGCAGCTGGTTGCCGGCACGGTCAGCGGCACGGCCTTCATACCGGGTAACGGCGCGAAGGACCTGTATCCGCTCGGTTACTTCCTCCGCAAGGACAACACGGCCAACCCGTCGGCTGGCGGCAACGTCGGCAACATCGACGCGTCGACCGAGTCCTGGTGGAGGCATAAAACCGCCGTCGCGGACTCCGGCTCGGCCGACACCGGCAACTCCTTCGCCCTGTCCGTTTCGACGTACAAGGGCCTGGTGGTCGCGCTGAAGCGGATGTACAACTACTGCACCCGCGGCTCGGGTGGCGCGCCGAACCTGATCCTGTTCGACCAGACCTCGTATGAGACCTACGAGAATGCCCTGGACGACAAGGTCCGCTACTCCAACACGAAACTCGCCGACATGGGCTTCGATAACATCAAGCTCCGCGGCGCGACCTGCGTGTGGGACGAGCAGGTTCCGTCGATCGATGACGGCCTGGCCGCTGCCTCGGCAACGGACGGAACGGCGTTTTTCCTCAACACGAACTTTTACAAGCTGATCATCGACTCGCAGACCGACGTCGTGACCACGCCGTTCGTCGAACCGGAAAATCAAACCGCCAAAACGGCAAAAATCCTTTTTATGGGCAATAGTGCCGTTTCGAACCTGCGGAAACTCGGTGTGCTGTACGGCATAAGCTCCAGCATCGTTGCGTAATTCTTAACAAAACGGTCGGGTAGGGCGACGTCAGTCACTAAAAGGGAATACAGAAATGCTTTTCAAGAGAATCAGCAGGTCGACGGCCGAAACCATATTCATCGTCGTCAAGAACGTGTCCGGCAGTACGCTGACGGCCGGTTACTCCTGCGTGTTCGACGTTGGTGCCAGCGTGGACGGTGTTCGCGTGACCCAGGCATCGGCTACGGACCTGCAGGCCTATGCCGGCGTGGCGGACGCGGACATCGCCAACGGTGACTACGGCCTGGTCCAGATCTACGGCTACCGCTCGAGCGTATACGTTTACAGTTCGACGGGAACGTCGGCTGCCGGCGACGAGTTGCTGACGGTTGCGGCGGAGTGGGGCCTCACCCCGCAAACAACGTCGGCGGACGCCAAGTCGTGGGGCTTCCTCTGCGAAGCCGTCGCAGGCTCGTCGTCCTCGCGTTACCATACGACCGCGAAGGCGTTTATCCGGGCGCTGTAATGCAGTACACGGCGGGGGCCGCGCGCCCCCGCCGACCCTGGTAGGGAGGGGCATGCGCTATCTGTTCATCGACGCTTCCACGCGTCTGGAGACCATCCACGACCTCGAGCGTCGCGGTCGCGGCGGCATGGTCTCGTCCCTGTTCAAGGTCACCGACTTCCTGTCGGCCAGGGGCCATGACGTTACGGTGGTCTCCGACATCAAGCACGACGGGGTCACGAAGTTCGGGACCAAGTGGCTCCACGAACCCTGGGGCGAATATGACGCCCTTGTAGCGAACCGGGGCACGGGGGCTGGTTACCCCGCGGTCAAGGCGAGAAAACGCGTCCTGTGGACGCACGATCTGCCTCACAGTGGTTTTATCCCGAATCCGAAAACCATCCGGGCGTTTGACTACACGGTGTTCATGTCCCGGTACGCGGAGCGGGTCTGGCGGGCCTTCTACAAGCATATCGGCCGGTCGGTCCTGATCCCGAACGGGGTCGATCGCCGGCTGTTTTTCGACCGGGGCAAGGAGGCCGACCTGCTGCTGTACGCCTCGGCCCCGAACCGCGGCCTCGAGCGGCTGCCGCTGATCCACGACGCGGTCCAGACCCGGCTTGGTCGGCCGGTGACCCTGCGGGCCTTCAGCAACCTGGCGATACTGCACCCGGGCGAGGTGGACGAGGGTTTCGACTACAAGAGCGTCGCCGAGTCCGGCGTGGACCTGCTCGACCCGGTCCCGCAGCAGGACCTGGCCTACCAGCTGGGGCGCGCGGTCGGCCTGCTGATGCCGTCCGCGATGCCGGAGATCTGCTCGAACATCCTGCTGCAGGCGCTGGCCTCCGGGACGCCGGTATTCACGACGGGCGGGCTGGGTTTCGTAGATGAGTGGGTAACGCACCGCAAGAACGGCATGCTGACCAGGTTCGGGCCGTGGGACTATATGATTTACACCGTGGAAACCGTCCGAAACCTGGTCGAGTATCTGGACAACCCAAGGCTCCAGAAACGGATGCAGCGAAGGGCTGAGGAAACCGCATTGTGGAATTGGATCGACGTAGGAAAAGCATGGGAACGGCTCTTAAACTAAACCTCGGCTGCGGATTCAGCAAAATGCGCGGGTGGGTCAATGTCGACGCGTTCGACAATTGCGGCCCGGACGTTGTGTGGGACCTGAATATCACCCCGTACCCCTGGCCCGACAACTCGGTGGACGAGATCGCGATGTACCATGTACTCGAGCACACCGAGGAGTGGTGGGACGTTATCTGCGAGTGCGCGCGGATACTGAAGCCGGGCGGCACAATGGAGGTCCGGGTGCCGGACGAGTCAAGCACCTCGGCCTTGTGTTACCGGGACCATCATCACGTTTTCTCGCTGCACTCGTTCCACGGCATCATGGATCGCAGCGGCTGGGGCACGAACGCCTGGGCGCACCTTGAGAACGAGACCGTTCCGCTCGTCCTGTACAAGTACCGCAAGGTCCCGCACAAGCAGTACTTCTGGATGACCCGGTGGGGGTTGCGGTGGTTGCTGGCCTTCTGTGCGGAGCATATGCGGAATTTCATCCACGAACAGCGTTTCTACTTCAGGAAAATCGATGTCGACCAAAAATGAGATCACCTTCTACCGGTGCGAGACCTGCGCCTCGGTAGTCTCGCCCTGGGATATCCGAAAGGCGGGCTGCTCGAGGTGCGGCGGGGTGCGCGTCCGGCCGTCCAACCTGACGCTGGTTGAAAAGATGGTCCAGGTAATAAAACACCCAAAAATCTGGGAGTGGCACAAGCATGAAATTGTACCAGCCGACCAGAAAAGACCGTAAAACGTACGAGAAAATGTCGGTGGTCATTGTGACCCCGTGCAAGGACTACGAGGTGCCGGTTCTGTTCGCGCGGTGCCTGGCGAACCTGGTCGCCTACTCCTGGATGCATGGGCTCAAGGTCTACCAGTTCGGCTACACCGAGCGGATGGTCGTCCACTGGGCGCGCAACCACCTGGCGGAGATCGTCAAGGACCGCAAGAACGAGTACACCGGGGAGCCGTTCACCCATGTACTCTGGCTGGACGACGACCATGCGTTCAACCCGGACATGCTCTGCCGGCTGGCGAGCCACGACGTCGACTGCGTGTCGGCCCTGTATTTCGGGCGGGAGGAGAACCACCTCCCAGTGGTCTACGTGAAGGACAAGAACCCGGACAAGTACAAGCACTACCCGCTGATCGTGCCCCCGGAAACGCTGGCCGAGGTCGATGCGGTCGGGTTCGGGGCCTTTCTGATGCGCCGGGACGTCCTGGACAGGTTCGATGGCCCCTGGTTCAAGTTCGAGAACTGCGGCGAGGATATCTACTTCTGCGTCAATGCCAAGGAGGCCGGGGTGCGGATTTTCCTCGACGGGGGCTACCGCATAGGGCACCTGGGGAAGTACGATATCGTCACGGAAAGCACGTACAACAAGTACATGTGCGATAATGCCGACAAGTATGCTGACCGTATCAAGGTAGGGCTGGGCGGCAGGGAACTGTGAACCCTGCCGGTTCTGTTTGATTAAAGGGCGAGGCCCTACCCCTCGTCCGCCGGCTGGGTTCACTCTATGCGGACAATTGAAAGGCGCGTCCTAGAGCTAATCGGCGAGGACCCGGACAACCCGGACGTTTTCCTCGATACGGCTGCCGGCATCGCGCCGGTCCGGGACTCGATCAACGACGCGATCCAGGAGATCGTGATGGTGACCGGCGGCAACAAGCGGAAGTACCTGATCCCGCTCCGCGCCGGCCAGCAGTTCTACCGGCTCGCGCTGGATTACGGCGAGTTCGGCTGGGTAACCGACGCCTGGCTGACGACCAAGAAGTACCGGCTCGAGCAGACCGGCCTGATCCGGTTGTCAAAGTACGACCCCCGCTGGATGACGACGCAGGCCGACCCGCGCGCCTACTTCCAGATCGGCACCGACTCGATCGGCCTGTACCCGCGCCCGAGCGGGAGTTCGGAGGTGCTGGAACTGACCCTGGTCGAGATCCCGCAGGCCTACACGCAGGACAACGAGAAAATCCGGCTGAAGCCTGACTACGACCAGGCTGCCGTCCACTACGCTGTTTCAGAGTACTGGGCCAGCCGCGGCGATGCCAACGAGGCGGCGGAGCATTTCGTGCGCTACCTGAAGTTCCTCGGCATCCGGGCCGATTACACGACCTTCACCCGGTCGTCGTACATGCGGACCGGCAAGGCCCCCTGGCCGGTGGTAACGACATGAGTTGGGCTGACGAGCTTCCAAAAATCCGGCGGTTCCTGCGCGACCCGGCCGGCAACATATGGTCCGAGGCCCTGCTCAAAAATCTGTACAACGACGTCCAGAAAGAGGTGCAGATAATGACCCGGGTCCTCGAGGACTACCGGGTCCAGCGGGTGCCGGGCCTGTATCACTACTCGTACATGCACGACTGGGAGTCCGAGCACCTGCCGACGGCCTACTCGCTGTTCTATCAGTGCCTGACCCAATATGACGGGATGGTTATCTGCAACCGCTGGGAGCCGCACGTTCGGTCGATGATCGACGCGGCCCCGGATGAGTACGGGACGCACTTCACGCAACCGTGGGAGGCCTTCATGGGCATCACGCCGGCCGACCCGGTGCGGATGAAATGGCCCCCGAACCTGCACCGGCTGAAGTTCATCGCCTATGACGAGGTCCCGATCACGGAGATGTCCAAGAAGTCGATCCAGAGCGGCGATGCGAGTTATATCACCCGCACTGGCGATCCGTTCTGTTTCTACGAGCACGACGATATCGATGACTCCTACAGCCTCTACCCGCGCCCGAGCACCGGCTGGGTAGAGGAGCTCGACGGCAACGAGGGTCCGGCCTGGTACATCTCCGGCGACACGGAGGACGTCACCTCCGGCACCGTGGCGGTCCGGGTCGGCTCGACCGGGAACTCCAATACCGGCGTCCCGGTCGATATCGCGGACACGACCGACAACGTGTTCATCGTCTACGACGTCGACCCGACCAACATCTCCGGCTCACTGGACGAGGGCGATTACCCGGAGTTCCTGCGGAAGTACATCAGGTACGGGGTGGTCTCGCGGGCCTACGGTGCCAACACGGATGGCCGGATACCCAGCCTGTCGGCCTACTGGGCATTCAGGTTCGAGGAGGGGATGAAGCGAATAAAGCGGTACATCCACAACCAGGCCCAGGACCGCGATTACCAGCTGATGACCAACGGCGTCAGCCGACAGCGCCGGTTCCGGCACCCGCGGCTGCCGCCTGAGTACCCGGCGATATGAGCTCCATTTTCAACCCGGTAGGATCGCTGAACATCGCGGTTGACCCGTCGGACCTGCCGGGATCGGCCGACGGGAACAACGAGATCGGCGTCGATATGACCCGGTGCAAAAACCTGCGCCTCGACGCGAAGGGCAAGGCAGTCACCCGCGACGGCACGACCAAGCTGAACGCGACCGCGATCAACCCGATCACCTGGATCGAGGAGATCGACGGCGTCCGGTACGCGTTTGCCGGCGACACGATCTACGAGGACGAGGCCTCCCTGGCGACCGGGCTGACCGACGCGCAGTGGGTCGGATTCCAGTACAACGCGTTCAACGACTCGACCAAGCAGATTTTTGCGCTCAACGGAACGGACCGGAAGCGGGTTATATCCGGTTCGGTCAACGAGTGGGGCATTGACGCACCGACCACCGAACCCGTCCTGTCAGCAGCGGTCATTACGACCGGGAGCGGCCTGACCGGGGTGTACAACGCGAAATACACCTACGTTCGCAAGGTCGGAGGCGTGATCGTCGCCGAGAGTAACCCGTCACCGGCAGCCACAAATTCGCTGGAGCTCAACGACGAGGGACTCGATGTCACGGTAGCCCAGCCCACCGATCCGCAGGTAACCCATATCCGCCTCTACCGAACGCTGGCTGGCGGGACGACGTATTACCTGGACGCGGAGATAGAGACCAGTATCACGTATACGCACGGATACACCTGGGACTGGGAGGCTACCGGCGCGTACATCGCCGGGGACGGGTTCAAGTTCACGGTCACGGATAACACGCACGGCACCGAAAATACGCAGAGTTGGGAGGAGTCCTTCGAGACTCAGACCGCAACATCGACAAGCACCCCGACCCCTGCGGTCAACCCTGGCCGTGACCTCGAGACCCTGGGGCCGAATAAATGACGACGACAACCTGCCCGTTCGATGACTTCCAGACGTATGCCGGCGACGGTACGCTCGGCGCGTCCGTGGAGATCGACCGCGACCGGCCTCCGCTCGGTTCGTTCACGTTCGGTCCGGCGTATGACGGGACCTGCTTCATCATAAAGGACAACCGGCTCTACTACTGCAAGCCCAAGCAACCCGAGGAATGGCCGTCGTTGTACTACATCGAGGTCGGTACGCCGTCCCTGCCGGGAAAAACCGGGCTGTTCCACAACGGCCAGGTCCACTACCTGAACGCGAACGAGATCTGGTACGTGCAAGGAACAGGAAACAACCTTTTCCAGCCGTTCCCGACGAGTGCGCGCACGGGCGCGCAGAGCATCCGCGGAGCGGTTTCGGTCGCTGGCCGAGGCATCTATCACACCGGCCCGGACGGCATCTACCTGTTCCAGTCCGGCGTCGACGTCAAGGTGACCGAGGACCAGTTCGAGCCGATATTCCGCGGCGAGGACAGGAACGGCATGCCCGGCGTCGCGGATATGAGTACGAGTTGGCTGCACTACCACCGGAACAAGCTGTACTTCGGCTACACCTCGAGCGGTGACACCTACCCTAAAAACGTCATCGTCCTGAACGTGCAGACCGACCGCGCGGCATATTACGCCTACGGGTTCGAGATCTCAGCGATTGCGTTTGACAAGTACAACAGCAGGCTGCTGACCGGGGACCAGGACGGTTACATTCAGGTCATCGAGGGGCCGTCCTACACGGACGACGCCGGCACGGCGATCGCCTGGGAGGTGCAGTCGAAGGACTACACGTTGCCGACCCGGCGGCATTTCCCGCGCTGGGTGAAATACGACGTAGACGCGTCGAGCGCGACCTCGGTGACCGGGGCGCTGATCCTCGACGGGTCGATACACCACAGTCATACCGTCACGGGTGACCGGGTAACAAGGCGGAGAATTGTTGATGAAGGAAACGGTAGGCGCGCGGCCGTTAGAGTCTCGGGAACAGGGCCAGCCACGATCTACACGGTCGAGTTCGAGTAACCTCGTACCGCTGGTCGAACTCGGGGGCGCCTGGACCCTGAACGACAAGGCCCTGGCGGATATCTACCACCGCTTGGTGGCCGAGAAACTGCTCGAGATCGTGTTCTGGCAGGGAGGGGTAGAGACCGCGGAGCGGTTTATCAGGGTCATGCGCCGGCCGGAGAATTTCGTGGTGGTCCCGACGCTGGACTGGGAGCCGGCCGGGGTGGCCTGGCTGAACGGGGTCTCCGGCAACTACGCGTTCGGGCACTTCGTGTTTTTCCGGGAGCACTGGGGGCGGCAGGCCGAGGACCTGGGCAGGCAGGTCGTGGACTACTGGTTTGAAATGGGCGGGAACAACCCGGTGTTTGACGTTATTATTGGCACTGTGCCCGCGTTCAACGCCCGGGCCTGCCGGTACGTGGAGCGGCTCGGGTTTCAGCGTCTGGGCGACATCCCGCGTATGATGCGATCAGACAACGGGGAGCGATATGACGCGGTAGTGCTTTACAAGGTGAGAGACTGATGGCTAAGAAGGGTGATGGTGGTTCTGGCGCCGCGGCACAAAGAGCGGCATTGGCTCAGGAAAAGCTGGCTAATAGGCTGGTAAAGCAGTCTGACCCGCTGCGAGAGTCGTTGTTCTACCAGTCTGACCGGTTCCTCCGCGGCGACCAAGACGTTACCGGGCTGCCGCAGTACCGAGCCGCGGCCGGCATGGCCGACGCCCAGTACAAGCGCGCGCAGGACAATATAATTGGCTCGACGCCGGAGGGCGGTGGCCTGATGGCTGCCCTGGCTGGCCTCGAGCAGAACCGCGCCGACACGCTGACCGGGCTTGTCTCGGATATCGGTGGTCAGCAGATGGACCGCGCGACCCAGTTGGCGACCTGGGGTGCCGCGACCGGTTCCGGTGGATACGGTGCCGCGGGTGGCCTGCAGGCTCAACTCGCCCAGGCGAGAGCGCAGGAAAACGCTGGCAAGGCGCAAGGTATGGGTTCAGCAGCCGGCGCCGCCGCCGGCCTGAAACTGGCGAAATAGCGAGGATCTGGCATGGCTGGTGCGAATCTGGGTAATTTTGCCGGGTCTTTCGCTGACTCGTTCAGCAAGATCTACTTTGCGAAAAAGCAGCAAAAGTCACAAGAGGAACTCGCGAAGCTCCAGGGAAAGCTCGTTGAGGCCCAACTCAAAGCGCAGGCGATGCAGCAGGAGGCGCTCGGCGAGGTCAATGACGCGATGTCCGGGACGCGCCTCGGCGAGTTCAATATCGGCCCGCGCACCCCGGTCGAGGGCATGCCGGGACTCGAGCGGCCGAATATCACCAACCCGGCGGCGGAGTCGAATGCCCGCGGACCGCAGGACCTGATGAGCATCCTGACCGACGCCTCGATGGCGGACGTCCAGGGGCTGCTGATCACCTCCGGGCTGCTGAAGCCGGCCGACATCATGCGGTTTCAAACCGAGAAGCGTCAGTTGGACCAGCAGGAGGAGTGGCAGAAAAAGTTCGGCGGACTGTTCCAGGGCGGCGAAGGTGGTGGTATGTCAGGCATGTCGCCCGGCCCCGTCACGCTCGACTCCAGGGGCAACATCCAGATGTCTATGGTCCCGAATGCGGACATACCGACGCCGCGCGGGTTTGCGGACCAGATCACCGACGTCCAGGTGCTGATCGGCGAGGCGGAAAAGATCGCCCCGGCCATGCAGAGGCTGGAGGGCACCCCGCTCGCGATCGGCGGCGACACGAAAGTCGCGCGCGAGATCATCGGCACGGTTTCTCAGTTTCCAGAGTGGGCGCGCGGCCCCACCATTGAGGTTCTGGCGAAGCAGTACAACATGACGCCGGAGCAGTTCATGCAGATGCTGACCGACTACGACGTCGTCAACAAGTCGTTCTCCGCGATCGGAGCCGCGGCGATGTCGGGCGCGACCACCGACACCGCGCGGACCGCGATACAGTCCAGCCTGCCGGAGATCACCAAGACCCCGCAGGCGAATATCGAGGTCATCGTGCAACACCTGGGGACGCAGATTCAGCGGCTGCAGAACACCGGCAAGCAGGTCCCGCCGGAGCTCATAGCTGCCTACGAGGACGCGGTGCAGAAACTGCGGGCCTATGGCGGCGACCAGACCTCCTCGGGCGGGCTCATTCTGGGCTACTTTACCGAGGCCGAATGGAATGCCCTCACGCCGGAGGAGCAGGCCGAGGCCCAGAGGTTGTTAGGTGGCGGACGATAATCGAGCAAAGCTTCTGAAGCTCAAAGCTGCCGCGCGGTTGCGGGCGGAGCAGGAGCAGCAGCCCAAGTACCGCGGCACCTCGCCGTTCGGCGATGCCGTGACCGAGGGGTTCGGCGACGCTGCGTTGGGCCTTGTGAGTCCACCGGTTTACGGTGACGCGCTGGCGGCGGTCGATGCCGGCCTCCAGACCGGCGTTGCGAACGTCGGCAGCTTCCTGGGGTTTGGGAACGAGCCCGCGTCCTTTGCGGACACCTACGCGGACGCGCAGCAGCGGTGGCCGGCGAGCATGCTCCGGGCCGGCCCCCGGTTCACGACCAACAAGGCCGCTGCCGGCGTGGACTTTTTGAAGGCCCTCGCGCCCGGCGGCCAGTCGCCGATGGAGGCCTACGAAGGCACCCTGACCGACTTGAACCAGCAGAGTCAGTTGCGCGAGCAGCAGTACCCGATCAGGTCCTTGATCGGGGACGCTGTCGGGCAGGGCATTGCCCTCGGCCTCGGACGCGCCCCGGCTGGCCCCAAGATAAAGTCGATCGAGGAATGGATTGCCAGATATCCGGCAGCGTTTGCCGAGAAGGGAACCATGCTCAAGGTCGTGGAGGACTTTTTGAACGCGCCATCGTTCCGCAAGGTCCTGCGAGGTGGGTTCCGCGCCGGAGAGGCTGGGACAGAGGCAGCGGCGCTGAGTATCCTCAACAGCAGCGACCCGTCCGAAGCGATCCCGTTTGCTGTCGGCACTCAGGTAGCTGGTAGCGGGGTGTTGTCTATGATGCAGGGCGCCAGGAGTATGGCAGCTAATTCACCAGGCCTGGCTTTCCTGGCGACGGCACTCGGGACGGCGTCCATAGCGCAGATAGTCAAGGATTTAATCCCGGGCGGCGCGGATGATTTTAATGCGTCTGTCGAGTTCGGTTTTGAGAAAGTGTCGATGGCCCTTGGTCTCGGCATGATCGCTGGGCTTATAGGTGCCGGTCGGGTGCGCGGGGAGGGCTCTATCGCCAAGAACGCGCAAGAGATTGCCGATGCGGTAACCTCAATGCCAAGAACGGCTGTCATTGCCGGCGCGCGCGACCTGCTCGAGGCGCCGCCGGACAAGCAGGAGATGGTCTCGCAGACCTTCGACATCATTTTCTCGGACCCGTCCGCGCTGAATGAGCAGAACCTGAAAAAACTCAACAAGGCGCTGAAGGACGGCCAGTTCATCGCCGGCTTTGACTCGCTATGGCAGGACCCGCAGTTCGTGCAGCGCCTGTTCGCGCGCCGACCGCCGGAGCTCCCCGGTGGGCAGTAGGGAGCAGTACCAGGTCCAAGGAGCAAACCTGGACGATTTCAGGGTTTCGCTCAACTTTACGCTGCAGAAACTCTCCGACCGCCTTGACTCGATCGAGGGGATACGCGGCGTCTACCGTCGCGAGTTCGAGCTCAAAGAACTGACCAGGAATGACAACCGGCCCGACGTCAGCGACGGCGACCTGTTCAAGACGTTCAACACGCAACCGACGACGATCCTGGACCTGGTCGGTGGGTTCAACGGTCACAAGATCTGGATACTGGTCAACGACGCGAACACGACACTCGACTTCGCGAGCGGCAATATCAGGGAGCGCACCGGGACGCTGTCATCGTGGACGGCCTCAAGAACGCACCTGGTGTCGGCCTTCTACGCGGATTCGCTCTGGTACTGCGAGTTCTGGGATTTCGAGATTACCGACCCGGTGACCGGCGAAACGTCCGGCGGCACCTCGTCAAAGTGGGAGTTCGTAGACATAACCGGCAACTACACGCTGACCGCGGACGATGTCGGGAAAATCATTCGCTCGAGTACCGCGTCCGCGCATACGGTGACGGTCCCGGTCTCGATAATGGCGGAGGGCGACCAGGTCGTGTTCTACCAGAAGGGCGCCGGGCAGATGACCCTGGCCGCCGGCAGTGGGTTCACGATCAACACGCCGTCGACGCTGACAGTCAACGAGCAGTACGGAACCGTGACGCTGATTGCTGAGTCCTCGAGCGAAGGGGTCATCGCCGGCAGGATGACGCCGTGATGCTGTCGCTGCCGCCATCGCTCCTGGACCCGGTATTCGGTGCTACCGGGGGCTATGTTTTCTCAAACGCCGGAACTCTGCTGTCTCTTGGCCCCGATTATACATTCGCGGAGCCGATACCAATGGCAACACGATCCGCTGGCGATTTGTTGGTTGCCATCGCAGGTACTCACGGTGATGCAGATGAACCCCTTGGGGTGTTCTATGAGGCGTTTCCTGATACAAATTGGAGCACCATTCTGACTTCCGCGACGTCTACATTTTCCGGCTTAGACGTTGTCATGGAGATGCGCGCCAGGATAGCAACCGGGGATTCATCAGACACGACGGCGTGGCTTCTCGGTACGGCGAGGCGGCGTTTTGCTCAGATGTGCTGCTTTACAGGAGCGGTCCCGGCAAGCATGACCGGGATAATAACCAACAATTCAAACGCCGAGACAGTCTCAACAACGACCCTCCCCGGAAGCAACATTGTATCGCCCGGCTTAACGCATACGCTCGCCATTCAAGCCTCCAGCAGGAGCATGAGCCAGGCTGATGACGGGATAGTTGTTAGTGGAGCAAAGTCTGGGTTTACGATCATCGGGCAAGATCACGCTGATGCCTACGACTCGTTCAGCAAGTCTGTCCTGGCCGTATGGGGGTATGCGATACGACCAACCAGCGTCGATCTTGGCAGTGGCGGGTGGACGATGAGCGGAACCCCTGGCGCTGACAGGGCGTTTGATATGTACGCAAACCTCAAGAGCACAGATAGTGCATAAATTCAGTAACCGGGACTCATAAAATGGCAACGATAGTACGAGGAAAAATTCTCCGCAGTGACCTGGCCGGCTACGACGGCAAGACGGTCACCGCGACGCGCGTTGATTCGACTGGCGGGACAGTCACCGGGCTTGTGCCTGACTACGAGGTTGATGCGCTGGCGCTGTACGGCTTATCTGCTAACAGGACCGTAGGCACACTCAATTCTGCGATTACGAATATAGGCTCCTCGAACGCGACGATCGTTCTCGCGCCCGGGACATGGACCATCGACTCGAACGTCACGATCCCGTCGAACATCAATATCCGTTTGCCGGCTGGCGCCCAGGTCAGCGTCGATAACGGAATCACTCTGACGATCGCCGGCCAGGTTTTTGCGGATGTTCCGACCGATCTTTACATCGGTGCTGGCACGGTTACTGTTTCCGACGAGGGGTCGCATGCCGGCATATGGTACAAGTCGGCCGCGGAGGCCTCGGCCTCAGTAAGCCCGACCGACATGACATTCCCGGTCGGAGATGTGCGGCGATATGGCGCCGACCCGACCGGCTCTGCTAGTTCTCAGACTGCTTTCGAAACGGCACTATCCTCTGCCGGGTCGTGGAAGGTGTATGTGCCAAACGGGACGTACACGCTAACCGCGACAATAAACATAAACAACAAGCAGGAGATTGAGGGCGAGTCCAGCGAGGGCGCAATACTATCTGCCTCCGGTCTCACGGGTGCCATGTTCAGCATCGACCCCGGTGCTGTATCGACGCAGTTCCGTGGCATACGCATACGCAATCTTGGGTTCCAGGTTGCCAGCGGAAGCGGCACGACGCACTTCATAGACTTCGTTGGGCATGTTACGTATTACGCCACCGACGTAGAGTTTTCGGACCTTGATTTCTCCGGGGCTGGTACGGTCACGCGGGCCTGCATCGAGATAGAGAATACCTGGGAGTCTCGGTTTGAGAAGTTGAGCTTCCGGGCGACCGCCAGCATAGCCTACATACTGGTCAATAGCACCGTCAGTGCGGGTGGGTGTAATGGCGTCCAGTTCAGTGACATCTACTCCACGGATACAGGATCGACGCCCTACGGCATCCTCGTCATGCGGAAGTCTACGGGGGTGGTTCACCAGGGCATAACCTTTACGAACTGCACCCTGCAGGGTCATACCGTGGGTCTGTGGCTTGCTGATGTTACCTCTGCCCAGGTCATAGGGTTCTGGGGCGAGGCGAACTCGACCAGCGTACAGGTTGGCGATTACAACAAGACTTCCATAGACGGGGAAACAGCGTACCGAGCCGGTGATTACGTCAGCATTATCGGTGGGTATTTTGAAATAGACCAGAGCGGCGACATAGGCATACGGGCCGACCTTGCCAAGCATCTTGTCATCCAGAACGCATCCCTTTACAGGCTCACGGCGGGTAATTGGATCGAGCTAGGCAGGGTTGCCAACGCCATGATAATCGGCAGCGGCGATGTGACTGCCGGGGATCTTATTGACCAGATAGGATTCAACGCATCCTACACCTCCACCAACGAGTGCATCCTGGTGGACATGGGCACTCAGGACAGCTCTATCGTCCAGACCACATCCCCGTCGATTCGCCTGTTTAACGACACGGGAAGCTGGCCCATTGGCCTGCATAAGTTCATCACCTTCGTGGCGAACGACGCAACCCCGTCTGTGGACGGTGGGATCAACTTCAAGACCGCGAACTCATCCCCCACGACGATTACGGATTTCGACGGCGGGAGGAATGGGCAGGTAATAACGGTTGTCATCAATGACGCGAACACGACCATAGACTTCACGGCGTCCGGGTTAAAGGGCAACGCTGGCGCTGACTGGACGCCCACGACCGGCGACCATATGACCTGCGTGTACGACGGTACGGACTGGTTTTGCAGAATATCGGACAATACAGCGTGATGACGACCATACGCCTGGGCAAGAACTTCACCCTCGAGGAGTTCCTGGTCTCGGAGACCGCCGAGCGGCACGGCATCGACATGACCCCGCCGCAGTGGGTTATCGACAACCTGGCGACCCTGGTCGAAACGTGCCTCCAGCCGCTACGAGATGACGTAGGACGGCCGATCCACGTTACCAGCGGCTACCGGCCAAGGGCGCTGAATACGCTCATAGGAGGGTCCTCTAAATCGGCCCATATGGACGGCCGGGCGGCAGATTTTAGGGTGGATGGCATGACCCCCCTGGATGTATGCTTACGGGCTAGTGACCTCAGACTGCCGGCAGACCAGATAATCCATGAGTTCGGCCGCTGGGTTCACCTCGGGATCGCCCCGGAGCCTCGTGGCGAGCTCCTCACGGCATATCACGACGGCCGGACCAAGTATCGGTTTGGACTGTTTTCAATGGACGAGGTGAGAAATGTTGGGTGATCTAGTCAAGGGCTTAATTAGCCCAATCATTGGCCCGCTGATTGACCGAATCCCGGACCCGAACGAGCGGGCCAGGGCCAAAGAGGCTGCCGAGGTCCAGATGATTGCCGCGATGACCGGCCTGGTCGAGGGGCAGCTGGAGATCAACAAGGCCGAGGCGCAGCATGGAAGTATTTTTGTGGCTGGGTGGCGACCCGGGATCGGATGGATTTGTGGTGGTGCCCTCGCGTGGAATTTTATTGTACAGCCGATTGTCTCTTGGGGCGCCTTCATCGTCGGAATCGATCTGGCTGGAATGCCTGCGCTTGACACGAATGAACTCACGACTATTTTGCTCGGAATGCTTGGGCTGGGTGGACTTCGCACCTACGAGAAAAGCGTCGGGGTTGCCCGAGGCAAGCTGAAATGACCATCAACAAGGAGGCGCTGAATCTTGGCCTGATCTGGACCGCAATCACGACGACCGTGACTGCCGTCCTTTTTGCGTTCAATACGTTTGCGACGGCCGAGGAGGTCGAGCGCGAAGTCGGCGAATTGAAGCTTGATATCTGGTATGGACAATACTACGACCGCCTGGACGATTACGACGAGGCGCTAGCCGAGGGTAACGAGGAACTGGCTCGGGAGTACGAACGCAGGCTCGAGCAGCTTGCCGCGAAAATTTGCAAGGCCGATCCTGAGTGGGAACGGTGTTAGACATGACCCCGGTCAAGCAAAAAGAAACCTGGCACTTGGATAAAAGAGTCCCGCTCGTCCTCATATTCACAATTGTCGCCCAGACGTTTTATATAACGTGGGTGGCATCGCAGGCTGCCGAAAAGATCGAGCAGACCATCAGCCGGGTAACGATCATCGAGGCGACGCTTGATGCGGAGCGGCGAGAGCGTATTGCCAACACAACGGCGATAGCGGTCATTGCGGAGAACCTTCGCCACATGTCGCTAACGATGGGCAGGATCGAGGAAGCGGTGAAATCGCAGAACGGCGGCGATTAGTCACGCCTGTTCATTTACGGATATTCGCCGTCCTGGGTGATAAGCACCCAGCCGCGCGCCTCCAACTCCTGCTCGGCAAAATCCATGATCCCGGCGCTACAGGTCGGGCAGAAAGCCACCGGCAGGATGCCGATATCCCCTGCGCGCCCGCCCTCCGCCTCGATGTCGAACGGCCGGTCACAGACCGTACAGATCAAAATGGTGGTATCCGTCACACATCCTCCCCGTTCAATAGGCACTCCCCGCAGCCGCTCTATCTCTGCATCTTTGGCGTTGCTGATCTCTTTCAGGGTCGCAAGCTGCTGATCCCTATGCCGACAACAAGCCGCCAGCCGCTCTATCTCTGCCTGCTGCTCGCGGAGGGCTATGATTGCCTCGCCTCGCGCATAGATATTTTCACGATCCCGAAGCCGCTCGATCAGTTCCTCGATCTGCTGTGCGTTCATTCGATCACCTCCAGTGCGGCGCGGGCGTAGTCGCCTATCTTGTAATCGACGCTTTTTCCGTCCATGACGTTATAAATGACGCCGCAGTATTTCCCGCGATGATTACGCATCCACTCCAACACCGCATAATCGTCGTTCGCGTCGGTGAAGGGGTCGAATGGCTTCCCGTCCTCTGTCCTGACCGGGTATATATTCATCGCCTCCGCGAGGACGATTATGCGGTATTTGAGTGCTCCATTCATTCGCACTCCCCCTTGCCGCAGGCGTCCGCGTACCAGTGTGATGCCGGCGGGCGAAGCTCGGTCAGTGACTTCACCGGCTGCCGCACCCGGGCCTGGGGCTCGCCGATCACCAGCGGGCCGAGCATCAGTATCGATAGCGCGATCAGCGCGGCGATGGCGACCTCCAGCGGGTCTCGACGCTTGTGCCTGGTCATTTCTTGTTCACCTGTCGGGTATGCGGGCTCTTGGTCGGCGGGATGTGGAATCGCCAGTCCTTCATGTACTGCTCGATGCGCCGTTCCGACCAGCCCCGGTTTCGGAGTTGGCGCCGTTTCCAGTCCTCGATTGACGGGCTAGTCATGCCAGTATCCTGGATTTGGTCTCCTCGTACCGCTGCACGAACTCCGCGAGCGCGGCACCGACCTTTTCCGTGTAATCGTCGCGCAGCACCCGGATCAGGAACGGATTGAAGGCCGGGTGGTAGGACACGAAGTCCATCCACTCCCGCTCGCCGACCCAGAGTCCCATGTGGCATTGAGGCCGGTACTCGTCGGGCAGTTCGCCGGCCATGAGGTATTTTACGTGCGTCGACCCCTTCGGGCACTTGAACTCGACCGCCCCGTCGTCGCCGACCAGTCCATCCGGGCTCCAGCCGGCGCCGTGGTTCAGCACCAGGCCGACCTGCCGGACCTCCTGCCCAGTTCGGAACTCGTACCAGTCGCGGGCCTCGGACTCGTACAGGATGCCGCGCTCCATCCAGTACGACCGGGTCTGCTCGTCGCCGGCCTCGACGGTCTCCGCGATCAGTTCTGCAATGTACGCGTCGACCTGCGAGGACAGCTTGCCGGTTTTCGGCGTGATTATTTTCGACGCTGCCGAGGCGGTCGGGATGCCAAGACGGGCCTGGAACCACTCGGGTTCGCCCTGCGGGATTTCAAGAATTTCCACGGCGCTTCTCCAGTTCCTTGACGCACCGCGAATACTTCGCCGCCGCAATGTTCTCGACGCTGTCCGACTTCGCCCATTTCAGGAAGGCTTTCCTGTCGGCCCCGACTTCCTCAAGCAGCGCCCAGATATTCACGACCTGATCGTCGCTCAGAGTCTCGTACAGGTTCTCGGCGTCGGTATCGTCCTCGATGAACGCGAGGTTGAGTGCGTTCGACAGCGCGTACCGCTTGGCGTAGGAGTTGGCGCTGCCCATTTTCTGCGACGAGTTCGCCGCCATCTTGTCGTCCACCGGAATCATAATTTCCGAGGACTCGGAGTGTCCGGCGATATGCGACACCGTGCAGACGGCCTTTATAAGCCCGGACGCCTCCATGCTGGTCGAGAACCGGACCGACAGCCCGTTCGCGCTCAGGTGCGGCTGGATGGTCGCCATGATTTCGTCTAAAGGCGCGTATTTAATGTTGTGGTTGCCGGCGCGGGTCTTGGCGATCCGCGGGCAGGCGCCCTGAAAGGCAGCCAGGGCCTCGTTGAACGAGTGGACGGCCTGCCGGGCCTCCCAGCGTTCCTGCAGGTCCATGAGCTTTTCCAGCTTGTTGACATCGAGATCAGGCGCGCTCGCGACCTGCTGAATGATCTGCATGGGGTTCATCGCGGCCGGCTCGGCCACGACAACGTCAGTCTTTGCTTCTGAGTCTGTAGTCATTGAACTTTGCTCCGTTTTGTCGTGCTTGTATTCGCGCATCGGCCGCATCCCAGCCGCGCATGTAGGCTTTAATCTTGGCATCGCTCCACCCGCGCGCGATCAGTTCGCGGATTTTCTGTTTCCGGTTCAATCTGCCTGCCTCCGCAGCGGAAGGAATATACCTCGCCGAAGCGCGATGTCGCGCAGGGTTTCGTTCAGCGCGTCGGAGCGGCCCTCGGGGGTGCGGAAGGTCGGCTCGCCCTTGACCGTCAGCCACGGCCCCTTGGTGCCGCGCTCGGCGGGAAAGCAGGCGACCTCAAGGACAACGTCGTCGCCGTTTTTGAAGTGAACCAGACGCCAGGTGGTCCCGTTTGCGCCGTCCACTTCCTGGACCTCGATATCCGTAACATTGTGAACGTGCAGCTTCAGTCCAAACGATTGTATGTTCATGGATTGCTCCGGTGGTGGGTTGACTTCACGCGAAAGTTACAGCACCTTTACAGCTGTCGTCAATACTGGATGCCACTAATGAGTGAACAAACATTTACCGAGATGATCGAGAAACTGCGCGAAAATGGTTACACGGACAGTCACTTGGCAAAGCTCTGCGGTTGCTCCAGGCAGGCGATCTGGCAGATCAGAAAAGGCCGGGTTGTGACTCCGCATTACCATACCGCGCGCAAGCTGATCGCGCTAACGGAGGCCTTGCATTGAGTGACTACACCCCCGAGTACCAGGCCTTCTGGGAAGCCTACCCGAAACGGGACGGGAGAAAACAGGGCAAGAAACCCGGCTTCGCGCAGTGGCAAAAGCTCAGCGTCGCCGAGAGGCGCGCCGCGCAGGTCGATGTCGATAAGCGCAACCGGCAGGGCGGTTGGGGAAAATACATCCGCGACGCCGAGCGGTACATCCGGCATCGGGGCTGGGAGGACGAGTGGTCGCCCGAGCGGTCGCCGGCTGCCGTCCGCCGCTCAGAGCCCCCGGAGCCAGAGTATGACTGTGATAAATGGACCGCACTCGCCAATCGCCTCCTGATTCGTTACGTACGCCACGCCAGAGGACTTTCGGAGTCCGAGCTTGCCTTGGCCCTCGAGGTGCGCGATCAGGTCGTAGCGAAGCTCTCAGGGCCGCTTGACGAGGAGATAGCCGAAACCGGGAAGTCGCACGACTCGGTTATGACGTTCTCGAAGCAGTTTTTGTCGGACCTGGACCATTCTTTGGGCCGCAAAATTCGCGGCCGGATCATCAAGGGAGCGGGGATGTGAGGGCCGTCGTAACAAACAAACCACAGCTAAGGATGTTTTTCGACCAGATCGCCGAGAAACTGACCGGCAAGCCGCTGCAGATCACGGTGAAGCCGTTCAAACGCGACCGGACGCTGCCGCAGTCGGCGAAGGCTCACGCGATGATTCGCGACCTGGCGCTGCATACCGGGTACACCGAATCGCAGATGAAAGAGGTCGCAAAGGCTTTGTTTGCGCCCATGAAAACGGTGACGATCGCCGGCCGGGATACGACCGTCCCGGTCGGAACCTCGGAAATGACGGTCGAGGAAATGGCGAACTTCATCGAGAATCTTTACCAACTCGGAGCAGAATTAGGAGTGCAGTTCTATCATGACTGACCTGCGAAAAGAGGCGCGCGGGAAGCCCTGCATGGTGAGGTTGCCTGGATGCGACGGTGGTCGGCAGACAACGGTATTGTGCCACTACCGGCTCGCCGGCTACGCTGGCACCGGGCAGAAACCGCCGGACATCATGGCCGCTTGGTCCTGCGCGCACTGCCACGACCTGATTGACTTCCGCAAGCCGGCGCCGTTCGGCCGCGAAATTATCCGGCTCGCGCATGCCGAGGGGTGCCTACGGACCTCTGCAGAGCTCTGGAAATCGGGTAAAATCGGGCCACTGTGAGAAGGGCCGCGCGTGTCGACGAGAATCAAAGGAACATTGTCGCTGCCCTCCGGCAAGCGGGGTTCGAGGTCCATATCATCAGGCAGCCGGTTGACCTGCTTGTCTGCTGCCGAGGACGCTGGATACCTGTCGAGGTTAAAGAGCCTCATAAACGAGGCCGAGCCGACGAGTTCACGCCAGCACAGAGGCGGTTTTTTACGGCTACACGCGGCCCGGCCTGCGTTGCATATGATGCAGAAGGAGCAATCGAGGCTGTTCAGCGATTGGCAAGCATATGATTAGGTAATAACATTGCGAGGAGCTTATGAAAGTCGGAAACGTCAAGGCATCAGGTACGGTTCGGATACTGGACAAGGACGGTAACGTCAAAAGTGAATTTCAGGTAGAGTCCATCGAGATAGGCGATGGGATCGCAGACTCGCTGCCGGAACCCCTGGTCGATGGCGCGAATATTGAGGAAAAAGACGATGCAGCTTAGCACTTCACTCAGAAATACGCTCGCAAACGCCATCGACACGGCGGTCGGGGCAACCGGCCAGGTGCGCTGGTACACGACCGGCCTGGGGACCAAGCTGGCCTCCGCCACGCTGTCCAACCCCGCGTTTGGCACCGCCGCGACCGGGACGATAACGCTGGACGTTACGCCAGCCGTGCAGGATACGAGCCCGGCCGCTGCCGGAACGTGCGTACGCCTGGGTTTCTACGCCTCCACTGCGGCGACGGCCAATGCGTTTGTCCTGATGCTGGGCGTGGCGACGAGCGGTGCGCCGGATATTACGATGGCGAATAATGTAATCGCCACGACCGACACGGTGCAGCTGACGTCGTTGACGATCACAGTACCAGCCGGTACACCAGATGTGACCTGATGACCGACGAGCGGCAGGGCGTTACATGGCTCGCGTCGTATCCGAAATCGGGAAATACCTGGCTCCGTTTGCTGCTCGAGGCATACCGTCGCGACGGCCTCCTGGACATCAATGACGTCCAGGTAGGCACCAGCGACGGCGGGGCAACCATTACCCAGGGTGTGTCGCCGCTGCCGCTGGCCTCGATTGATTGGCGAACGGAGTTGCTACTGCGGCCAGCGGCCCTGTTAAACCTGTTTTCCAGGCTCAACGCGCCGATATTTTGCAAAACGCATAGTTGCAACCTGCAGCTGGACGGGCTGCCCCCCATGATCCCGGCGCCGTTTACCAAGCGAGCCGTGTACGTCGTGCGAGACCCGCGGGCCGTTCTGCCGTCGTTCTCGAGGTTCTACCGGTTCCCGCTGTCAACCGCCTGCGATGCGATGTCGTCCAAGGAATTTGTCATTGGCGGCAACGAGCACTTTGCCAGGGTGCTGCTGTCCAGCTGGTCGAACCATGTTGCCTCCTGGACCTCGGAGAGCCAATTCCCTGTCCATGTCGTAAAATACGAGGACCTGCTGGCTGACGCGGCGGGGCAACTGGTAGATATACTGGGCTTTCTCGAGATCCCGGTGGACCGGGACCGGGTGGCCCGGGCCGTCAGTGCAACCGATATTGCCAAGCTCAAGAAGGCCGAGGCAGAAAACGGGTTCCGGGAGCAGGTTGGAGGGGGCGCGTTTTTCGGTGGCAGTGACTCCTGGCGCGAGGAGCTCGGCGAAAAATGGGTTCGGCGAATCGAAACAGATCACGGCACCGTTATGGAGGCGCTAGGATATGAAAAAGTTTTTCCTGCTGATGTTGCCGGTAGCAGCGTTAGCCCAATCCGAATTTCCGCGTGACGTCACTTACTGCTGGATTAACCCGGCAGAGTACCTGGACGGCTCGCCGATCCTGGTAGGTGATCTTGATTACATCAGACTGCTGGTAACGCGCAACTCGGGCGAGGTGGTACTCGATTTCGCGGTCCCCGTCGGGGCCAACCTGCCGGGCGCGCAGCAATGCCACAATTTTGTGGGCGCTATCCCCCAGCCGGGCACGTATACGGCCGTCGCCTACGCGGTGACTAACGAAGGGGCCAGTTCGGACGCGTCCAATACGAGCGAGAAGCGGTTCACCGGCAAGCCGTTGCCGCCGGCTGGGTTGCAGTAATGGCCGACGTACTGAATCGAACCGAGGGGCTGACGTTCCCGTATCGAAAGAAGTTCCTGCGCTCGGTCAGCGAGGGGCGCTTTCCGCAGACCGACTGGATCTGGTCGCCCGACCTGTCGGCCGTGCAGGGCTTCGACTCGATTTACTGGGATATTGCCGGCGACAGCGTTGTCCTGGTCGATCAGGCAACCCGCGATGCGCGGGACGCGGAGATCGCCGCGGCGGCACTGACGGCCAGGCGCGAGAAACTGAAGCTTCGTTACGACGCTGAGGACTTGCTGAAGGCATTCGCGGAGGTGCTGATTGACGAGATCAACATCCTGCGAAGCCAGCATGCGCTGCCGGATCGGACACCCGCGCAACTTCGCACGGCCTTGCAGAACAAACTGGATCAGGTGACCTGATGGCGACCGGTACGATCATCCTCCCGATTCCGCCTCACGGGGCGGACCCGACCAATCCGCCGGGAATGCTTTACGAGAATTTCCAGTGGGTGCTGACGTTCGACAGCGCGACCGACGAGATCGTGTACTGGACGTTCAGGCTGCCCGCGAATTACAGCAGTAGCCCGGTGGCAAAACTTCGCTACAAGATGGACACGGCGACTTCCGGCAACATCGTCATGCAGATGGCGATACGCGCAACGGCCGACGGGGAGGACCCGGCATCGAGCGGGTTCGATACAGAGAACGGGTCGGGGCAGGTTGCGGTTCCCGGTACGGCAGAGTTGGAGGACGAGGTAAGCATCACCCTGACCAACAACGACTCGATGGCGGCGGGCGAGAGCATCACGGTGCGCCTGCGGCGTGACGCGGACAGCACCAGCGCGACCGACGACGCGACCGGCGACCTGAAATTGATCGCTGCCTCGATTGAGTACACGACGGCGTAATCATGGCGATCCTGTTTGACGACGCCAACAGCCAGCGGTTCGATCAGGTTTCGACCGCCGTAACGGTTGAGCCGCTGACGATGGCACAGTGGATCAATCGCGATTCGGATACCGTAAACGATTACAACTTTCAGCAATTATCGGACATCAACGGGACGCCGGATGACCAGCAGCACTGGCGACTTTGTTCGGCGGATGCGTCTACCGGCGGCACTAATTTTGCGGTCGCGGCGATCATCGGGCCGGGCACGGCAACCACGGACACGGCGAATACCTCGGGCACGACATCGCTGAATACGTGGCACCATGTCGGCGGCAAGCATACGACCAACTCGTCGCGTCACGCGTATCTCGACGGCACGGAAAGCACGGAAAACACCGAGATAGTCTCCACGCCAGCCGGTGTCGATGAATGGTCCGTTGGCTGGGAAAATGACAGTACGCCCGGTGATGGTATGTCGGGCAGCATTTTCTGGCCCGCGCTCTGGTCGGTTGCTCTTGCAGCGGCAGACCTGACCGCGCTGTCGGACGGTGCGCCCCCGTGGAGCATTCGCCCGGCCGCGCTCGCGCACTTCGCGGAATATGCCGCCGTCGGCACGGGCAACACGCAGACCGACATGGTGCGGCAAGAAGCAATGGTGTATGGCGGCACGGGATCGCCGTCGACGGTCGAGGGGCCGTGCGTCTGTGCCGGTGGTTCGGTCATCATCGTCGTGCATGCCGAACTGAGCGGGCCGGTGATTACGGATGTCGACACGGACGAGGCGTGGAACGACGGCGATACGGGCCTGGTCATTACCGGGACGGGGTTCGTATGATCAAGGAGTGGGTGGTTTTCTACGATACGGGCGAGGTGTTCGATTCCGATTCGGACATACGCGACATCCCGCGTTGCGGTGCAGAGGTGATCTGCCAGCGCAATGAGAAAACCGGTTACGACCTGTTCCGCACGGACGGCGATTATTTCGTGTACGACGAGGCGCGTGGCGGATGGCGAATTACCGACCAGTTCGGCGTCTACGATCATTTGAATACCTGCCGGTTTCCGCTCGTCCTGTTCGGCCGCAACATGTCGGACGACGCGTTCCGCGATTTGCTGGACCAGGTAGCCGCTGTCTGCGGCCCGAAGTCCGCCTGGTTGCGCCGTGAGCGACGACCGCTATAAGCGCCGCGGTCGCCGCGGCTTCGTCACAACCCGCGGTGAATACCAGTGGAATGACGAGCAGCAACGCTACGTACTCGTAAAGCGCGAGGGATACGAGTACGACGGCCCGTGGGCGCTGGCGCACACCAACGCCGTTTTTGAGCAGCCAAACTGGCGCTTCCGGTACGACGACGGCACGTTATCGACCGCCACGTTCGCGGCTGCCCAGAACACCAATGCGAACAGCGGGCAATTCAGTCCGGGCAACAAGTTTCGCATCCGGTTCAATCTCGGCGACACGGCCAACGGTGACTCAAACAACACCGGTACGCCGACCATTCAGTACCGCGTCAACACCGGGGGCGGATTCGGTTCGTGGACCTCGCTGACCACGGCGTATCAGAACGGCATCCGGCTGACGAGTTCGGATAACTCGATCACGGACGGTGCGAACGACACGACGCAACGCCTGTCCACGATTACAGGATCGGTGTACCAGTCGGCGTGGAACGAGTACGACGACAATCAATCGTTGACCAGTCGCACGTACACCGACGATTACTGCGAATTTGAGTTCTGCCTGCAAGTCAACACGGGGACCGAGGGCAACGTCTACGAACTGCGCCTGCTCGATCCCACGGGGAACGTCCCCGACGTTCCGCCGTCGTCGGACGCGCAGTTCACGGTTAAAGCACCGCTGACCTGTTCTGGCACCCCGTCGATTGCATCGCCGACCGCAAGCGGCACCAGCACGATCACGCACAAGATCACCGCTGCTGTCACGATGACGGCCGTTACGGCAGCGGGCGTGGCGATGCTCGCGCCGAAGGTCTGGTTGAACTCGACCGCGACACTTTCGGGTGCCACGCAGATGACGGTAACGGCATGGAATACTGCCGGTACGTCGATAACCTTCACCGACCCGTCGGGCGCACCGACCGGCTCCCTGCAGCTGGGCGTCGAGGCGCGTAACCAGGGCGGGGGCGAGGCGAATACCGGCTGGATAGCCGTAACGGTATCCGCGCCATCCGCGAAAACCGGGTCCGGTACACCGTCCATAGACTCGCCAACCGCGAGCGGCACGGCAACGTATATCCATACGGACACGGGCGCCCCGTCGATAGATTCACCGACCGCCTCCGGCGTGTCCGCGTTTCTGCACGACGCGACCGGGACGCCGTCGATAGAGTCGCCGACCGCCTCCGGCGCGGTCACCTACATCCATACGGACTCGGCCAGTCCGAGCATAGAGTCGCCGACCGCCTCCGGCGTGTCCGCGCTCGGCAGCATCCTGGAGGCCTCCGGCACCGTCCAGGCAGACTCGCCGACCGCCTCGGGCAGCGTTACATACGTTCATACCGATAGCGCGACGCCGTCGATCGACGCGGTCACGGCGTCCGGCGTGTCGGCCTTCCTGCACGACGGGACCGGGACGCCCAGCATCGATGCGGTTACTGCATCAGGAACGTCGGTTCGGTTCCTTGCAGCCTCCGGCAGCCCGTCCATCGCCTCGCCGACGGCGTCAGGCGTTAGTGCCGAGGACCCAACCGTAACGCATTACATGCTCGGCGCGGTCACAACCTCGTCGGCGCGGTTTGCCATCCGCTCGACCAGCGCGCCGCCGGCACTGCTGGTATCGACCAATTCGAACCTGTCCGCCCCGACCACAACAGCCACCGGGACGCTGACAGCGGACTCGATGTACAAGTACGAAGCGACCGGCCTGTCGGCGAACACGACGTACTATTACGGTCACATTTTCAACGAGAACCTGGGCTCGTTCACGACCGCACCGACCGGCCAGGCGAATTTCAGTATCGTGTTTGCGTCCTGTTCGCAGGACTCGTCCAATGCCGACACGTATGCCCGCATGGCCGACCGCTCGCCCGCGTTTTTCATGCAGATGGGCGACTGGGGCTACCCGGATATAACGACCGACAACGATTCGCTTTACTACACGAACTACAAAGCGAACCTGGGCCAGTCGAACCAACAGAACTTAATGAAAAACGTCCCGCTCGTTTACATGTGGGACGATCACGATTACTCGAACAACGACAGCGAGGCATCGTCGGCGGCGAAACCGGCCGCTTTAACGACCTATCGGAATTACGTCCCGCACTACGACCTGGTCTACGACACGACGCCCGACGCCGACCCAATCACGCATACGTTTGTCTGGGGCGGAGTGCGCTTTGTCATGCTCGACCAGCGTTCTGCGCGGGTCTCGAGCGGAACCGCCGGCCTGGGTAAGCGCCTGGGAGACACGCAACGCGACTGGCTGATCGACCTTATCGACAATTTCACCGAGGAAGCGATGGTGATTTGTGTCGGTACTCCGTGGATCAACACCAGCGGAACGCAGGACGACTGGGGCGAAACGGGCGCGGCCAACGGTGAACGCGAGTTAATCGCGAACGCTATCGAGCGCAGGCGTGGGCGCGTTCTGATCGTTCACGGCGATGCCCATATGATCGCGGCGGATGACGGGACCAACTCGTACTACTCGTCGTACACGCGATCGACCACCGGCCCGACCGTACTTTGCGCGGCTCCAATCGATAACACGAACAGCACGAAGGGCGGGCCGTATAGCGAAGGAACGAGCGCGGCCGATACGAACCAGTACGGCGTCCTGGCGTTTACCTGGTCTGGCGGCAAGGTAACGGCGGCATTCACCGGCTACGACGTCGACGGCGCGTCCGAAACATCGGTGATGACGCTCAATACTCTGCTGGACGGCGAGATCCTCGCGGTAGGCACACCGTCTATACCGACGATCACGGCGTCCGGGGTCTCCGTGCTTGCCGGCAACCTTACGGCCAGTGGCACCCCGTCCATCGAATCGCCGACGGCGAGTGGCACGGTAACGTACGTCCACACAGATACCGGCACCCCCAGCCTGGACGCGGTCACGGCGACGGGTCAGTCAGGTTTCCTCCAGGATGCTACCGGCACCCCAAGCACTGACGCGATCACGGCCAGCGGCAGCGTTACCTACACGCACAAGGACAGCGGCACCCCGGCGATCGACTCGCCGACGGCCACGGGCCAGTCCGGGTTCTTGCGGGGCGCCTCCGGCACCCCGAGCTCCGATGCAATCACGGCGTCCGGTTCGGTCACTTACATCCACACCGACGGCGGCACCCCAAGCATCGATGCGGTCACGGCGAACGGCGTATCGTCCCTGGCCGGTGAGGCGCTGTCGGCTTCCGGCACCCCGGCAATTGACTCGCCGACGGCCAGCGGTGCGGTAACGTATGTTCACACGGACAGCGGCACCCCCAGCGTCGATGCGATCACGGCGGCGGGCCAGTCGGGATTCTTGCAAGACGCGTCAGGCACTCCCAGTGTCGACGCGATCACGGCAACCGGCGCGGTCACCTACGTTCACACCGACGGCGGTTCGCCGGCAATCGATGCCGTTACCGCGGCCGGTGTATCCGCGTTCCTGCACGACCTGTCAGGAACCCCGCTGATCGACACGATCACGGCAACCGGCACCGCAACGGTGACCGGGCTTAGAACCGCTTCAGGAACCCCGGAAATCCCGCAAATCGTGGCATCCGGCACCTCTATCGGGCCGCAAGTGCCAGGTGGGTCTGGCGGCGGATCGACCCTTCTCTACGCCCTCAATTGGTACGTTTTCCTGCGCCACTAAGCCGTCCGGCTTATAACAAATAGTTCTTGACACGGTAACGCTACGATGGGAGTATATGTCCACGGACACACCCAACGGAGCAAAAGGAGACTGACATGGGGTTCAGGCGCACAGTGGTCCGACATCGCACCGAGGGCGGCACGATAGTCCGCAAGGTCGTTCGTCACGGGCGCGACATTACGTCCGCCGACTTGCTCGACTCCCCGGTGATCGTGTTCGAGAACCAGGAGACCGGCGACATCGAATTGATATCCAGGTCGCTCGTCGTCGAGATATTCGTGGAGGAGGAAAATCCCCGATACCAGACCTTTAGGAGACTGACATGACTAACCCCGCCGCCGCCCTCAACGCCCTTCGCCGCCGGGTAGACCACATCTGCCCGGTGTGCGAGAAGGGATTCAAGGCTATCAAAAAGGCGGTCTACTGTTCTGAAGCATGCAAGCAGAAGGCTAAGTACAAGAGGAGCAAACAAAATGAGACCTGACATGAGATGCGGGTGCGAGGAGGGGCGCGACTGTACGAAAACGACGGTTTGCGCGCTGCAGGCAGCAGTTGAGGACGCAAGGGCGGAGGCCCTGGATAACGGGCCGTGGAAGCTGTGGTTTCGGGACGGGGTTCTGGTTGGGGTTCTCAGTGATGATTCGACCCACGACGTAGGGCTGCGGGTCGACGGCGACTTTGCGGATTACGACCAGAAGCTCGCCTACTGCGAGTGGCTGCGCGACCGCCTGAACGGGGAGGATGTGTGAGATACCTGTCCGTTTGTTCCGGCATCGAGGCCGCGACGGTTGCCTGGCCCGGATGGGAGCCGGTGGCCTTCAGCGAAATCGAGAAATTCCCGTGCAGCCTGCTGGCGCACCACTATCCGAACGTACCGAATTGGGGAGACATGAATGAGTTCAGACAATGGCCCGACGCAGATATCGATGTTCTCGTCGGAGGAACACCGTGCCAGTCATTCTCAGTCGCGGGACTCCGGGCTGGGCTTGCTGACCCTCGGGGAAACCTTGCGCTCGTCTATCTTGCAATCGCTGAACGATACCGGCCCGCATGGCTGGTATGGGAGAACGTCCCCGGTGTCCTGTCAAGCGACGGAGGACGGGACTTTGGTGCCATTATCGGGGGGATGGTCGAACTCGGGTATTGCCCGTCCTGGCGAGTGCTTGACGCTCAGTACTTCGGAGTGGCCCAGCGACGCCGTCGTGTGTTCGTTGTCGCAAGTTTTGGAGACTGGCGACCTGCCGCGGAAGTACTTTTTGAGCCCGAAAGCCTGCGAGGGCATCCTCCGCCGAGCCGAGAAACGGGGGAAGGAACTGCCCCCAGCCCTGAAAATGGCGCTGGCATCGGTCGTGAACTCGTCCCCGAAACCGTCGGCGCGCTGACCGACGGCGCGCACTGTGGCGGCGGCCTCAATGGGCAAGACGCCTACTCCGGGCGGATATTCCCGGTTGCCTTCAACTGGCAAAACGGTGGCGGCTACGGCAACGCCCACGAAGGACTCGGGATCAGCGAGGACCACGCCGGGCCGATGTCCAGGTCGCAGGTTCAGGCGGTCGCCTTCAAGCCGTCCCACTACACCCGAGGCACGACGGGCGGCGCACCCAGCGAGGTCATACCGACGCTGTTGGCTGGCGCGAAAAAGGGCGACCAGGAGCCGGTGATTGCCTACGGGCTGCGGGCCGAGGCCGCCGAACCCGGCGCGAAGCAGCAGACG